GGCGATGGTCTACCAGCAAGAGGATGTCACCGAAGATTCAATCTTCTCCCCCGCAGCAATTGCAGGATGCGTTAATGGTATGCGAAAACGTGGCCCTCTTAAACCAGGAGTCCCAGGACACCCCAGCAACTTAGAGTCTGCCTATACAGTTATAGGATTAGACCCAGCTATGACTGGCAATACTGCTGCAGTAGCCATTACTTATAATCGCAGTAATAGTATGATTTATGTTTTAGATGCTGTCAACATGACAGAGCCTAGTCCAGCAAAGATTCGTGCCCTTATAGAAGATTGGGTACAAAGATACAAACCGCAGGAACTAAGAATTGAAATCAATGCCCACCAGAAAGCCTACGCCCTCGATGACGAACTGCGTAACTGGCTCTCGATGTATGGCTGTCAACTCAACTCTCACTTTACTGGTAAGAATAAGTGGGATACTTCTTTCGGTGTGGCTTCTATGGCAAGCCTTTTCGGTAGCCTTAGAGACGGAAGATTTCAAGACAACAACTCAATAGAACTACCAAGTAACGAAGGCAGCGAAGGGCTTAAGGCTCTTGTGCAGCAATTGATTACTTGGAAACCTGAGACTAGAAATCCAACAGACTGTGTTATGGCTCTCTGGTTTGCTGTCATCCGCGTCCGCGAATTAATGCAGCAACACTCACAGTCAGCAAGATGGATGCAAAACCGCTGGGCCACTCGTGCTCAGACGGAAAGAAGATTCTCAATTAACCTAGATGAAGCCGTTGCAGAGCAATGGCAACAGACATACGGATAGGAACTATGGCACTTACAATTGAACAGATTGCTGCGCGAGTTGACTCGCTACGCTATCGTAACTCAGATAGGGATGCTCGTAATCAAGACGTCCTTGCTGTCCGTAAAGGTCAGATTGCTAGCGTATATCCTGACTTCTTTCCAAATGGAGTAGACGCAAATGTCGTTGCAAATTTTATTGATATTGTTGCGAGAGACTTATCTGAAGTTATGGCGCCTCTGCCTGCAATCAACTGTTCCGCGGCGAATCAGACTTCTGACAGGGCTCGCAGTTTTGCTGACAAGCGTACTCGCATTGCAAGCAATTACTTTGCTCATTCGGACATGTCTGTACAGATGTACTCGGGAGCGGACTGGTATATAACCTACGGCTTCCTGCCATTTGTTATCGAGCTAGATGAAGAAGCTAAGCTTCCTCGTATTCGTCTAGAAAATCCAATTGGCTCCTATCCAGAATTTGATAGATACGGAAGATGCGTAGCATTTGCTAAGCGTTACTCATTAACCCTTGGCGAGCTTGTCGCCCAATTCCCAGAGTATGAGCGTGCGCTCCTTGGTGGACTTGGATACAAGCAAGACTTAAACTCTCTTATCGAAATGGTTCGTTACTATGATAAAGACCAATCGGTAATCTATCTACCAGATAAAAATAATCTTCTATTATCTCAAGCTAAGAATCCTCTTGGTAAGATGATGATTGTAGTAGCCCGCAAACCATCTATCGATGGTGAGATGCGTGGACAGTTCGATGACATATTAGGTATTCAGTTGCTACGCAACCGCTTTGCACTCCTTGCTATGGAGGCAGCAGAGAAATCCGTACAGGCTCCTATTGTACTTCCACAAGATGTACAAGAGCTACAGCTTGGTGGTGATGCGGTTATCCGCACATCTAACCCAGCTGGTGTGCGTCGTGTAGAACTTACCCTGCCACAAGGCGCATTTACAGAACAGACTCTGCTTAATCAGGAAATGCGTGTAGGCGCTCGTTATCCTGAGGGACGCACAGGTAACATTAATGCATCGATTGTCACGGGTCAGGGCGTCCAGGCTCTCATGGGTGCCTTCGATACCCAGGTCAAATCTGCACAAGCAATCTTTGCTAGCGCCCTCCGTGACGTCATTCAGCTTTGCTTCCAGGTAGATGAGACTATCTTCCCAGAAGAAAAGACAATTCGTGGTGTAGATGCTGGTGCTCCTTACGAGATTACATATTCTCCTAAGAAGGATATTAAGAACGATTACTCAGCAGATGTACGTTATGGTATGCTTGCTGGTTTGAATCCAGCTCAAGGTTTGATATTCATGCTACAAGCACTTGGTGGTAAATTAATCTCCAAGGATATGGCAATGCGTGAACTACCATTTACTGTTAACGTAAGTCAAGAAGTTGAGAAGATTGAAATTGAAGATATGCGTACAGCTCTTCTTGGTTCACTACAAGCCTACACTCAAGCAATCCCACAGATTGCAGCAAGTGGTGGCGATGCAAGCCAGATAGTATCTAAGATTGCACAGGTTATTAGAGCTCGCCAAAAAGGACAAGCGATAGAGGATGCGATTGAAGAAATCTTCGCCCCTGTCGAACAGGTTCCTCCTGCTGGTGCCCCGATGGTTGAGCAACCGTCCCCTGCTCCCGCTGGCGCTCCAGTAGGAGGCGCTCTTGCTGAAGAACAAACACCAGTTCCTACAGTAGAGCAAGGCCGTCCAGATGTTATGAGTCTTCTTTCAAGCCTTACAGGTAGTGGAGAAGCTAACGCAAGCGTAAGAACTATTCGCCGAAGATAATCTAGGAGGGGACAATGACAACGATTATTGGAGTTGAATACAAAGATAAGTCTGTCATTGTTGCCGACAGTCGTATTACAGATGATAGTGGGAAATCTTACTCACATCCATTTATGCGTAAGATTACGCAGCGTGGCGCACTACTTATAGCAGGAGCAGGAGAAGTATCACCCTGCGACATTGCCCAGAACATTTGGATTCCACCAGTATTCTCAGCGAAGGACAAGAAAGATACCTATCGCTACATGATAGTCAAAGCTATGCCTTCTCTTCGTAAGTGTCTTACAGATAATGGTTATAACTTTGATGAAAATCATGATAAGAATAAAGATGGATTAAGATTCCAATTTCTCATCGCAGTAGGTGGTGAGCTATTTGATGTTGACCAAGATTTGGCGGTAATGAAAAGTGAAGAAGGATTCTACGCAATCGGAAGCGGTGGCTCTTACGCTCTTGGAGCGCTTTACGCGGGTAGTGATGTCATCACTGCAATGGAAGTGGCTGCACGAATTAGTGTATACACAGCACCACCGTACCAAGTAGAAGAGCAACTCAAATGAGTAAGTTTACCCAAGCCGTTGACAAGGCTATGAGAGTGCTTGCTGAAGAGTTAGAAGATTCAGAAAGCCAGATATGTACTGGCTGGGTATTAGTAAGTGAGTGGAGTGACTATGAAGGCACACGCTATCTTATGACAGATGTAAGTGAAAACATGAATCCTTGGTTAGCCAAGGGTATGCTGTTATCAGCAGAAGAATATTCTTATAGTCCTGAGGAGGATACAAATGGCCGTTGAGAATCGTGGTGGTAGACGCCCTACAGCCCCTCAGTACAATCCAGCTAATGTTAATGGACTTGGTGGTAATGGACAAAGTGGTATGAATACAGACTATACAGGTTTTACATATGGACAGAACAAGGCAATTAATGAACAGCGCCAAGGCGCTCCTATCAAGCCAACTGCTCCTACAGGACAGATGGGTATTGCTAGACAACTTGTACAAGAGCCTTTAATTCCATTAGATGCACCAACTCAGCGTCCTGATGAACCAGTTACTTTTGGTGTAGATGCAGGCCCAGGCCCTGGTAGTGAAGTATTAAACCTACCGCAAGGTGTTGGTATGGGACAAGATGTAGATAGCGGTATTCAAGCTATCCGTGCAATGTATATCCGCGACCCACGTAACCAGGATTTACGTCGCATCCTAGAATTGGTAGACCAAGAGATAGGTAATATGTGAGTAAGCCAACAGTAAAAAAGAATCCAGATGGTACCTGGACAATTACTGGTGTACAAGAGAACAGGCTTACACAGAATCAAGCTGACTATCAACAGTTAGTTAAAGCCTCAGAGCTACTTACTGGCGAAGAAGGCGAGAAAGCTCGCCGTTTAATTACGCAAAATCCTACCCTTTCTGGTGGATTACTTGCTAGCTTAGCTTCATATGGCGCAGTTCCTAACAATAACCTTGTTAAGACACTTGCTGATATCGATGCACAGACTCGCGCCCAGCGAGAATTAGATGACTTTGCTGAAGCACAACGTATTTCTAATGAAAAGTTTAATAGTAAGTTTCGTGGCAAGCTATGGTCAACCATAAAAGGTACTATCCGTGGCGTTGCTATCGTAGGAGAGACTCCAGGAGAGCTAATTCAGGCATCTGCTCGCACCATAAAAGAAGATATTGATGCAGCAATACGAGGAGATATTAATTTTTTTACTCTAGAACCTACCGACAAAACTAAAACTCGTGAAGATTTAGGACTATCTAGCGGCCCTGGTTCTATTTTAAATCAATTAAAGCTATCTCAGGTTGCTAAACAACTTGTTGCTGAAAAAAGAATAGATTTAGGTGCAGGATTTTTCCCATCTGAAGAGTCAGGCGCAGGTTTTGCAGCGCGTAAAGCACAGATGGATATAGCTGCAGTCAATGTTAAAGTAGGCAATAGGACTTATCAACGTCCATTCTACCTTGCTGACCCAGTAGTCAATGTTATTACCTTTGGTAATGCTGATACTAGCTATGGTAGCGTGATGGTTGCTTTAGGAAACCTAGCTTTTGCTATTAAAACTGATGCTTTTATTGTATATAATAGAATAAAGAAGGCTTCAAAAGAAGCAGAGCGTGTAGCTAGGACATCAACTGGTGTAAAAGCTGCTAAAGCTTTCCAACAAAAAGCCATACTTGATGCAGAGATTGATGAACTTACAGCTAGAATAACTCAATCGTCTAGAGAACTAGATAATTTAGTAGGAGCTGAAAGAGCTACTAAGCAAGATGAGTTTGTTACTGCTTTAAATGAGAGAGTTCAAAAATCAGACGAGTATGATAACATTGTTTATGACCCTGAAGCAGTAGCTGGATTCTTAAGTAGCTCTGCAGCTGCTCCCGCAATTGATGCTCTTTCTGAAATTACAGACTGGAAAGAAATCTGGCGCTTAGGCAAGTCAGCAGGCGGGCGTGGTGGTTTTACTGTTGAACAATCAAAGGCTATTGCTGCTGCTTCTAACCGTGAAGAAGTATTAAGCGCTTTAGCTCCATACATTGCCAAAGGAACAGTCGCTGCTGGTGTACTTGATAGAGGTACTGCAACTGGAAAAGCTGTCGGAGAGATGCTTAGCTCCAGGATTGTTCCTGGTCAGGTAGCTCAGATTGTCGATTCAATCAAAGGTCTTGGCGCTCGTGGCTTTCGCAAGATGCCATTTTATAATAAAATTGTAGATGCTTACAATAAAGGTTTAACAGTTGTACCTAGAGGTAAAGCTATTCATGCCTCTGATAAAGATGCATTGATTGATGCAATTTATTCTTATGGCCGCATTACAAATGTATCTGCTGCTAAACTAGATGAGTTAGCTGACATTGTAGCTCTGTCGGATGATGCTTCTGAAATAGGCTATACTGCTTCTGCTAAACTATTTGATGAGATATTAGCAGCTAACCTGGATAAATCCCTGGAGCCAGAACTTCTTAAAGAAGTAACTCGTGTATTTAGAAACGGTCATAGCGAGATGGGATTATATTGGGCAGCCCGTCATGCAGCTGGGGCAAAAATAGATTACATACTTTCTGGAAATAAAAGAGTAACTATTACTGGCCCACATCTAGACTCTGAATACCTTAATTCAGTAGTATATTTACCTGATGCTCGTGAGCTATTAGATGTAATTGCTTCTGTAGGTAAGATTCGCAAAGCAACAAAAAGCACTAAAGAGGCTTTAGATTACGCAACCAATACAGTTTGGAAGCGTATTGTTCTTGTTCGTCCAGCATATATTATGCGTAATATTGCTGAGGAACAGATTCGTGTTCTAGGCACAGGGCATATATCGTTCTTTAACAACCCATTAATGGCTATGGGTATGTGGCTAGGCCGTGACGGTGGAGCACCTTGGCGTGCTGTGTTAAATAAATTTGACCCATTTAAGAATACAGTTACAGACGAAAGCTTTAAGTTAGGTAAAACTAAAGACGAGTTTGCAGCTGAAGTTATGGCTCATGACGCAACTTAATCATATATTAAGTTTATGACCTCTGGTATAAGTGGCGTAGATAATGATGCTCGCGCTGTCATGTCATTTGCTGGATTCCAGCCTAGAGCATACGGACATCCTCGTTGGTGGGAAGGTCTTGCTA